CATTAAGTTTCAAGAATTTATCTTTAGGGTTAAACGTAACCCCATCATCAACAACTTCATCATATATACCCTTTCCAAGTCCACCAATACCACCAATAATTGCACCTGGTCCAGCACCAACACCAGCAAAAGGTAATCCAGCAAGAGCACCAGCACCAGCACCAGTAGCAGTAGTTGCAGCTAATCTACCTAATTTTTTCTTCCAATTATCACTCCAATTATCAGTTTTTTTCTTTTCACCAACAATTGCATCAAAACCTTTACCACCCAAATAACCACCAATAACACCAGCAAGACCAGCAAGACCAGCACCAACTGCGGTAATTGCAGTCATACCAGCAGTAGCTGTACTAGCAACAGTTGTTTCACTAGCAACAGTTGTTTCAGCAAGAGCTGTTTCACTAGCAACAGCTGCTGGAGATGATTTTTTAAAAATATTTTTTAATCCGTCAAAAAAACCACCACCTTTATTTCCAGTTAAAAATCCTTTTGATAACATCAAACCATTTTGAAACCAAGTAATATTATCTAATAAAAAACCAGCAAGTTTTGTACCCATATAAGTATAAAAAATACCTTTTGGACCAAAACTTAAAAGCAGTTCACCAATAGTTTTAGCAATTGGTAAACTAGCTTTAACAAAATCACCAATTTCTTTACCTAATTCAGTCAATTTGGTTTTAAAACCATCTTTATCTTTAAAAAAGTCTTTCACCAACGGACCTAAAACACTGTCTATCCCATCAATAATTGGTAACATAGCTGTTTTTACAGTATTAATAATATTTGTTATCTTCTCATCAAAACTTTGAGCAGCTTCAGCACGTTCTTTAAGTGATTTGGCTTCACCCATTTGTGCTTTGATTAAACTTGTACCACTAGAACCTAATTCATTTAAAAATTTTTTAGAACCATTAACTGTAATATAAGCTTTACCATTTTCATCTATTTCGGCTTTATTAATTAAAAATTCTTTCATTTCTTTAGCTTCTTTACCAGAACCAAAATCCAATGAAACTTGTGATTTAATTTTAGTAAATTTTGCAGCATTTTTACCAGCAGTTGCTAAATCTTCATATGACAAACCTGTTTGTTCGGCTATTTTTCTAAGTCTATGCATTTCCAATGCAGATATTTCAAACTGTTTATTTTCAGAATTAAAATGTACTGATGATTCAGCAGCTTTACCAATTTCTTCAGTTAAACCAGTTATATCATTACGAGCCATATACATTAAATGAAATGGGTCGGCTAATTTTGCCCAATCCCCTCCCAATACTTGTAATTGAGCCGACATATCAACAGCACCTTCAATATCAAACAATTTATCAGCCATACCAGTGGCAAAATTCATATCAACACCTAATTTGGTAACTGTTTCAGCCATTTTTTTCAAACCGTTAACACCACCTTTAAAATTATACTTGTTAAGTAATTTGATATTATTCTGAATATTTTTAACAACTTTAGATGCATTTAAACCCATTTTACTAGCATCATTCATTGTTTGTTCCATATATTTAGAAGTAGCTTCAACTGATAAACCTTGGTTATTCATTTCAGCAGCTAATTTAGCAGCTCCTTGAATTCCCAAACCAGTTGCTTTGGCCATGGCAGACATATTGCTTAACGCTTCTCCTCCAAGTTGAACACTTCTACCTAATTCTTCACTATAATCACCTTGTAATTCTGCTAATTCTTTAACACCCATGCCCCATTCATTGGTTGACATAGCTGTATTTCTAATTGTGTTATTTAGGTCAGTTGCAGAATCACCAACCAAACCCATAGATAAAGCTGATTGTTTAATAGCTTTATCCATTTCAAATAAACCAAATGATTTTAATCTACCAAATGAATTTTCCATTAAATTAGGTAAATTTCCAAAACCTTTAACCAAACTTGCACCAGCAGCCGCAAATGTCATTTTGAATTTATCTGCGTCTTTAAGTTGTTCTTTTAATAATTTTCTATGTGTGAATAATTCAAGAGTTTCTTTTCTTAATAAATCTAATTTATCTTTAGCTCCTTGTTTTTCATCTTCGGTACCTTTTTTGGTTTCTTTACCCAATTTAGCCATTAATTTTTTATTGGCTGCAATTGTTTGATTAATTGAAGTGATTTTTTTTAAACCTCCTAAATAACCATCCAAACCGCTATTAATTTCTTGTTGTAACCTAGCTTGTTCTTTCAGTAACTCAACCTGTCTTTCTAATTCTTTTTCTGATAACGGCATTTTAATTATTTATTAGGTTTTTTATTATATTTTTTTATAGGTGTTTGATATCCTTCACTATTAATAAATTTAAGATTAATTTTTTCAAAATTTGGTTCTTGCTCAACATCAATATCACCTTTTTTAACAAAACCGTTTATTTCGCATTCAAAAACATTTTCTATATTTGTTTTTTTTGCGGTTATAATATAACCTTTATTTTTACCTATTTTTAATTTCCAAGTTTTTGTTTCGTAATCATATTGTTCAACAATAGCTTTTTTAGCATTTTTTTCATCTTTTGTAATTTTAAAATCAGAGCTAATTTGATAATCTTTATTATATGAAATAAATAAAGCTATTTTACCTTTTTTAAATCCATCATTAATAGTTGCTTTGTTTGTTTCGTATTTATCTAATATCTGTAAGGTAGGTAAAATTCCAGTACCAGGTGCTTTTTTACCTTTTAATTCTGCCATGAACAAATTTAAAAAACTAGGTTTTTTATAAAAAGCTTGTTTTAAATATGGGTCATTAATTATATAATCATAAGCTTTTTTACCTTTTTCTATCATTTTTTCATCATCATTTTTTTCATCATCATTTTTTTCATCATCATTTTTTTCTGGTTGTTTTTCTGGTTGTTTTTCTGGTGTGACTGTTTGTGTGTAGTTTTTTACACCTTTAATTTTTACAATTTTTAAATCACTTGTAGGACCAGTTTTTTTTGTAGCGTGAAAAGTTAAATTAAATGTATTACCGTTGTCATTGGTTGAAATAACATTTTTATTGATAGAATATTCATAAGCAGTTCCATCATTTTCGCCATTTCCAGGATTTAATTTTATTGAAAGTGTATTCCAATTTTTTAAAATTTTAGCTGTATCTTCAACAATTTCAAAAGTGAAAACATAGTTATCATCATTGGTACATTTTAAAACAAAATTATTACCAGATTCCATTTCAAATTGTGTTGTTTTATTTTGTCCAACAAAATCTAAAATATGTAATACTTTTTCACCTAATTTTTCCATAACTTCATTAGAATATTTAACCTTGGCTTCTAATATATGGTTTTTAATAGATTTATATTGTTTTTCAGTAATAATTAGTTTCATTTTAATCTTTTTTTATAAATATCTAATAAAATAAAAATCCCCAATGAATGGGGATTTTTTTAATTAACCAATAGGGATTTCGCCAGTTTTTAATTTGTTTTTAAGTTGTTGTCCACTAATTTTTGTTGTTCTATTACCTTTTCCATTTTTAACTTTTGACTCTTCTTTCATTTTTTCAAAATGTTCTTCTTTTTTATTAATATCTTTAACTAATTGTCCTAAAAAGAATCTTCTTTCATACGTTGGCATAGCCAAAACATCAGAGTAATTCATACCTTTCATATGTTGGGTACAAATCCAAATTTCATCTAACAATGGTACTTTATAATCTGATGTTAGGCCAAAAAAAGTTGACGTTAAGTGGAAGAAACGTGGCAACAGACCCACCTCTAGGAGTCTTGATGTTGATATTCATATCAACACCGCTTTCAATTTTTGATACATAATTATTAAATTCTTTTGAATCACGAATTCTTATTGAATTAACATAATCTTTTATAAAATTTATATCTCTATTTCCGTTAACTTCAACAATCATTCTTTGCATGATATATGTTGAAGAATTATTAACTGGAATACCAGCTTCTTTTTCAGCGTCAATAATTTTTTCAAGTTTATCAGTTTCACCACATGTTAAAAATTTGAATTTAATATTATCTTTGCTTAATGGAAATTGAAAATCAAATAAACCTTCAGCATCTGGCTCAGCACCTAAATTTTTTATTTTTAATTCATTAAGATTTATTTCAGTATCAAACGGTTCATTATCTTCATCCAATATTGTTATTTGGTACATTTCACCATAAGCCGTAGCTCTAAGCCAAATCATAATAGCGTTACGGTCACCAATTAAAAGGTCTTTATATCTTAAATCACTTTCAAGTAATTTTCTATTAAATAATATTTCCAAAAACTCACCACTTTGTAGTAAGTTAGGGCTTGTAAGAATGTTTTCATCAGCAGTAGTCATATATGAAACTCTAACACTAGGTTTTCTAGAATTATAAGTTTTACCTTGAGAAGGCAACGGAATAACATCAAATGCTGAATTATAGTTAGGTTGACTCAATTCAATAATATAAGGATTGATATTTGAATTAACTTGACCATAATTTTGTGGTTGTGTAATTGGTTGTTGTGCTGGACTTTGATATGAATTTGTCGGCATGTTTTGAGTTATATTTTGTGTATTATTTCTTCTAACAGAAGCTTCTTCATACTTTTGTTGATAATTTTGCGTCTGACTTGAATTATTAGCCAATCGTTCGTCACGAATACGCATCTGTTCTTCAGTTTTTTTTCTTATTTCCAAAACTTCTTGTTCGTATTTTGTCAAAGCTCTTGGTGGTGGTGTTTCAGCTAATGATAAGTCTTTAACAACGCCTTGTTGGTTGTGCATGTTTAATTGTTCTTCAGTTCTTTTTCTCATCATTTCAACAGCATTAGCTTGTCCAGCTGGTGTATCTTGAGAGCCCATAGAATTTACATAAATTTCTTGAGTTGCGGCCATTTTTTCAGCTTCAAAAGCAGCTTGTTTTGCTCTTTCATCAGCAGCCCCTCTTTCTTCCTTGGTAGGAAATACATTGGGTTTTTTATCCATTTTAAAAACGTTTAGTTTCTTGTTATAACTTTCTAATAAATATAACAGTTAGAATTTTTTTGTAAATGATTGAGTTTAAAATAAAAAAGGTCATTTATTGTTGCAAAACAATAAATAACCTTTTTGTATAAAATTTTAAATAATTGATAACCAAATAAGTATCAAAATAATAATATTGCACGGTCAAAACGCAATGTAGCTGTAATTTCTGCAATACCATCATCATCCATTGACAAATCACCAAAACCTACGTTGGTAAGCATAGTACCATCTAATAACCATTTTTCAACCACAACACCAGTTGGGTCAAGCATTTCAAGTTCTACTGGACGTTTGTAACCAGCAGCATAGCCTTGACGACCTGTAATAGATTCAGAGTGAAGACGAACCCATTCCATAATTGCTTGTGATGCAGATGGCCCAATTGGGTCACGGAAAGTAACATCAATTGCTTCCCAATTAAAACGGCCAATAACCCATGTAGAAGTATTAAGGAATTGAATTTCTACTTCGTTTTGTGTAATTGAAGGTCTTGATGCAGATGCCAACCACCATTGTTGAATCCCAAGGTCAGCTGGGAATGTAATAAGCCAACGATTCTTTTTCTTAGGTTCGTAAGGCAAAGGCATTTTCATTAATAAATCAGCCATGTTGTATTTGTGTTTTTAAATTGTATTCTTATTTGATAATAAATATCTAAAGAATTATTTTTTTAAGAAATTATCTTTCTTTACTATAAATATGGTTAAAAAGCAAAATATACTTGCTTTTGTGGTTTTTTTTTAGTACTTTTGTAAAATGAAAAAATTAAACTTTACCAAAGAAGAGTTAGAAAAAAAATATAATGAAAGATTAGACACATTTTTAGATGATTGTGAACATGTTTCATACGTGACTGGTGATATGGTATGTAGTTTGGTAAATCTTTCTTTAAAAGATTTTGGTGTTGAATTAGAATATAAAAAACTATATAAACTTTATATTGATAAGGTTAAGAGTCTTAATCTTACTGACGAAGAATGGCGTGAAAAATATGGTATACCAGAAATCATTTCATTAATTTATGACTTAGTTGAAAAAACTTTATTTATAAAGTAGAACACCTAATCAAATTAATATTTTTTTGGTGTTTACAATTTATTTTTTTATGATAAAATTTTAAATTGTTTTTGCTATCTGAAGATGTGACAACTTTCGTCAACTCAAATCTATATTTTTTAACCACTTCTTCTGGTTTAGGTTTTTCTTCTGATGATTTATCTTGAATTTCAAAAATTATTTTTAAATTAACATAACGAAACTCAAAAGTCTTTTCCCTTAAAGCTTTTAAGGTTTTTTCATCTTTTTTATATTTTTTAAATATTTGATAATTAACAACGTCCGAACCATTATTAGGTATTTCTCGATGAGTAATTCTAATATCATTATCCAAATCAGAAAGCAAGTTAGATATACTTTTTGTTCTTAAAGAAGCTAATTGTATATTACCTGTTTGGTCTTCATCTGTTTTAAGTTTAGAATGTGTTTCGGCATCAGTAGACGTTTCAATATTTATTGAAAGTATTTTTCCATTCTTTTCCAAAATTTCATCAATTATACTTTTAATAATATTAATTCCATCAGAACTTAATGTTGAACCATTATTGATAAATAAATCATCACTGCTCAATTCTAATTTTAAAGAATCTTTTATAACAATAACTGTTTTAACAGAGTCTGGTTTATTCTTATCAGCATCCAAATCAGCTTTTTTTAAAGCATATCCTTTGGCTAATTCAGCATCCAAACTAACCAAATTATCAACAACCTTGGTATTAACATTATATTTTATATGGTTATCTTTAGCAATTTTGTTGAATTTGTCTTTGATTTTTTCAGCGTTTTTGGCCAACAAAGTATCTGGATTTTTCATTCCTTTTTCTTGGAAAGCTTTTGCTAGTTCTTGTGTTTTGGTTTCGTCTTCAAGAGTTGTCTTGATTTGAGCCATGGTTTTTTCATTGCTAAGTGCGTCTTGAGCCATCGCTTTATTAGGACCAGTCAAACCAACACCCATAAGCATTGCAACACCCAAAACAACCTCTTTCCAGCCTTCTTCTAATAGTTCTGGACCTAAGTCTAGGTTTTCATTTAAAACGCTATTAGAAACCTTTAAACGGGTTTCTTGTTCACGTAATAAAATAGCTTTGTATTGCTCCGATGTTATTTTTATTTTAACCATGATTACTTTCTCTATAAATATTGTTATAAAACAAAAAAGCTCCCAATTTGGAGCCTTTATGTTTATTTTTGATTAGATTAGATGTTATTGAATGAAGCACCAGTGTTCATGATAACGAACTCAATTTGTATGAATTCAAGACTTCTAGTTGGTTTCAAGAAGATTTGACCAGTCAATTGATTTCTGTCGATATCTTCTGGGCTGCTTGAAAGAACAACACGGAAGTCAGTTAAACCTCTTTCAGTTCTGATGTTATCCAAGATTGGATTAACAAGAGATAAGAATTGGTTTCTAACAACTGCATCATTTTGTTCAAACAACAATCTGATAGATACAGCAGAGATAAGTTTTCTAGCTTGTAACAACAATCTTCTAACGTTGATTCTGTTAAGAGCAGTTTCTTTAACTTGAAGAGTTTTGTTACCCCAAATTTTGATACCATCAGATGTGAAGGTAGCGATTGGGTTAATTCTGTTCTCATAAAGAAGGTCTCTTTCTGCAAGCGTAAGTTTTTTACGAGCTTGGATAGCATCAACATCACCACGTTGGACACCAGCAACCGCAAACCATGGGAATGCAATGTTGTCAGTCAACGCAATGTTACGTACTACGTCTCTGGTTGGTGGAACAAAAATCAATACGTTGTTTTCAGCGTCATTGATTTGAATCCATGGCCAGTAAGTACATGTATAGTTGCTGTCAAATTGGTCAGTCAAGTAATCAACTGTTTCTTGTGCAGTTAATATTTCACCATTATAGTAGTCTGGTGTAGTTACAATGTACAATGAGTCAGCTCTTTCTTGTTCAACCATTTCAATTGAAGCTTCAATCAAGTTGGTATTGTCAACCGTGTCAATACCTGGAGTTGCAAACACATTGATGTTTACAGCTTCTGGGTTTCTAAATGTCCAGATAGCTTCCAAATATGCATAGTAGTCAGAGTTGATACCCACATCACCATTGGTGAGTGTTTTGTTTTTAAATGCACCACTCATCAAACCAGCTTGACCTTTGGTTCCATTGATAATGAAACTGTCAGTGTTGGTTCTTCTAGTATTGTATATATCCCAACCATCAAAACCACCGTAAGGTACAAATGTAAATTTACGAGAGTAAAGTTTTTCGTAGTCAGTACCAGTTAAACCAGCGTCTGTTCTAAATTCAGCATTACCAGTTTCAAATTCAAATATAGGACTGTAAGTTCCACCACTGTTATTGATGTGGATAACAACATTGTCGATAGTTACACCAGTAGCATCAACGTCCATGTGGAAACCTTTGGTCATACCAGTCCACATATCTGGAGTTGTTGTTGGAGGAACACCTTTGTAATCAAAGAAATCAGCATCAATACCTACAGTTTCAGAAATACCTAAATAAAATTTACGTTTGTTTTCAAAAGTTCCGTAAGTTGTTTTGTACATAACAGTTGGGTCAAGTACACTTGTATTGCTGTTTGTTTGGTAATCACGAATTGGGAAACCAACAAAACCAGCTGGGAATGCATCACTTGTATTTGAAGTATCGTCCATTTCAATCAACACGTAAGATGATTTAGAAACGTAAACACCGTCAGTAGTACCAATTTTTCTTGCTACATAATTAGCAGAAGTTGGGTCCATTGTACAACGAGTGTAAGCTTCCAATACTACTGGTTGTGCATCAGTATCATAGAAACTTCTGATGTGGATATCAAATTCTTTAGCATCTGGTTTGATGTTAAGAATAGAAATTTTGAATTGTTCGTTTGCAGCGTTACCATCAGAGATAGTAATGAATCTAAACAATCTCAATACTTTATTACCACGCAATTCTGATACAACATAAGGAGTTTCAGCTGATTGGTATTCTTGAAGATAATCAGAATAATCTTTATTGTAATTGATAAGTGTTTGTTTGATACCTTTGATTTTACCTTCAGCATTAAGAGTTCTGAACAAATGGTCGTAAAGTTCTTCTACGAACAATGCAGTTTTACCATCTTGTGCACCTCTACCTAATACTTTAGGCAAGTAGTTTCTTTGTGTTCTATCCATAGAAACTGTATAGTCAAATAATCCTTGAAGACTTGAAAAACCACTCAAAGAGAAAGTTCCTAATGGGTCGTTGGTTGCAGCTGAATAAGCTGGGTCAAATTGAACAGCTGTAGCACCAGTAATTTCAAATGAAGGTAATTGAGTAGATACATCAATTGTACCTCTTGAGCGTAACAACGCTACAAGTTGGTTTTCAACATCGCTGTATGAAGAACCAGAGTAGTATACTGTAACACCAGTTGTTGTACCTGTAATGATACCAGTACCATTGCTTCCGTAATTTGTAGAATCAACATACAAGTTGAAAGATGCACCTGTGAAAGTAGAACCTATCTTGATAAATGAAGCGTCTATGTTTTGAGTAGAACCAGTGTTAGCTGTTCCTAAGTAAGACAAAGCAGCTGTTAAGTTGCCAGCGTTAATTAAAGATTGAACCAATGGGTCAGCAGATACAAGGTTTGTAATCGTACCAGCAGATGTAGCTGAGAAACTAATCAATGGAGCATATGTTGAACCACCACCTGTAGTACCAGTAGTTGTTATATCCAAAGCAGCGTCAAGAGTAATACCCCAAGCCCAACCAGCATCATAACCAGAAAAACCCAGTACTCTTGTTACGAATAATTGGTTTGATTGAGAAAGATATGATTTTGCTATATAAGGTAACTCATATTGTGGTGCACCAGTATCTTTTACTTTAGTAGCGTCTAGACCACCGAAGAAAGATTGGAACTCACCGTAGTTACTAATAAAAATTGGTTGGAAAGCTGGTCCCATTGTGGTTTCACCTACCAAACCAAGGGTTGTTACACCTACTTGTCGTGTAACAAATGTTAAGTCTTTTTCTGAGGTATAAACACCTGGACTAACGAATACTTGTGTTGCCATATTGTTTTTTGTTTTTGGTTTATTATTTACTTTATCGTTTTGTTTATTATAAATATTCGGTTTTCTTCAAAAGTAGGTCACATCAAAAAGATATATTTATTTTAGTATGCTTTTTTTCATACTTTTGTCATACTTATAGGAAAAAGCTCTATGAAAAGGGATAAAAACATTAAAATTACTACAAAAACCCATGAACTACTTAAAAAGTATTGTGAGCAAAATGGTCTTAAGATGTTTTCATTTGTCGAAAAATTGATTCGTGATACATGTACACCTAAAAAAGATATATATGGGGAAAATTAAAATAAACCACCAGTAGATGGGTCTGCTAATAAACCACCAACCATAGGGGTTAATTCACTACCTGTTAAATTATTAGGAATTATTGGTGTTTTTCTTGCAACTCCATTCGGTAATTGATTGATATATCTGATTCCAATATTACTACCCTTGTTTGCATTTTTTGTGGTTATCAAAAGTTGAAGTGGTTTAGTTAGTGCACAATTGCTTATTTTGATAAAATTGGATATCTTTTCAAAATTATCTTGAAATTGTATTATATAGTTAGTTGTATTAGATGATTGAATATAAGTTGGATTTTTTGGTGTACCATTAAAAAATTGATTCATTGTTAATGTTGAACCACCAGCAATTTGTATTGATTTAAAAGGAATCTTATGTATGTTAACCAAAGTACAATTTCCATTTATGTAAAAATCAGTCATAATAGATGTTGGTCCATAAGTTGGATAGTTATTAGAATAACTTGTATTTTGTGTTATATTTGAGTAAACATTTCCAGCTAAATAAGTTAATGTACCCGAACCATAACAAAACGGTTCAACACCAATAATAGCTAAAGTACCAGACGTATTGATAATAATATTATTATTAACAGTTACTTGATTTAAAACAGTTGCATTTGAATTTCCTGGAATAGTTATTGTATTATACCCAGTTCCATTAAAATATAATGTTGCAGTTCCACTCAATGTACTATTAATAGCACTACCACCATTTTGAATTAAACTACCTAAATATAATGTATTACCATTAATAACTAACAGTTGTTGGTTATTTCCACCTGGTCCACCATATGTAAGTTTTTTAGTATAGACATCACTACCAAGTGTTATTGTTAAAAATTGAGTTAGACAACTAATATTAGTCCAAATAACACCAGTATTAGTTGAAAGAGTGCAATTACCTTGTATATTTAATGTTGAATCACAAATTATATTACCTTTTGTATAGGTTATAGTACCTGTAGTATAAGCAATAACAGATGACAATGTAAGTGTGCCAGAAGTATTAAAAATAACATTTAAACCTAATGTACCAGCAGCTGTCCATGTTCCAGTTCCACCAGTACCAGTAAATTCAATACTCATAGTACCTTGATATACACTACCAGCACCAGCATAGCTTAAGTTTCCTGTATTACCAGTTGTCGAACCAACATAAAATTTATAAGCACCGTTGTGGTTTTGTGTTTGTGTTCCATTGCCAGCATTGAATGTCAATGTTCCATTCACATAAACATGACTATTAAATGTAAAAGTAGATGTAGTAATAGCATTGTCAAATATAAGATTACTCCAAACTATATTTGAAAAACCACTATTAAAAACAAACGCACCTAACATTACTGAAGAAGCAGTCACAACTGTACCAGCGGAATAATTAAATGTAGACACACCTGGTGTTAACGGATAAAATTTATTTGCTGTTGAGGTATCAAGTGTTATTGTACCAGATGTGTTGATTATAAAATTTGAAAAAGTTAACGTACCATTAGCAGTAGCACCAACTGTTCCAGTGCCATTTAAAATTACTGCTGGGTTAAATGTTGTGCTTACGCTACCACCACCAGTTCTTATTCCACTACTAATAGTAACGGTATAAGCCGAACCATTTACGGTTATCAGCGTATTGTTAGACACCCAGTTACCAGTTAAATTAAGATTACCATTTAAAGTTACAGTTTGTGATGTCGTAAAGTTACCACCTATAGTCCAAGCATCAGCAAATGTTATCGCAGCTGTTGAAGTTATACTGTTTGGCCAAGTTTTACCATTACTGGTCAACGTTGCTGTAGCATTTATTGATAGCGTACTGGTACCAGTAATAGTCATACCAGAACCCAACGTAACGTTTCCAGATACCGTTAAACCATTAGTCATAATCAATGTACTGGTATATGCTGAAAAGTTAACTGAAGCACAAACCCCAGCAACATTCATAGTACAACCCCCACTATTTGCATCTAAAATAGCGTTATCAGCTGATGTTGGCACAGCACCATTAGCTGGACCACCACTTGATGTGCTCCAGTTACTGGCAGTACCCCAGTTAACAGTGTTATTTCTAAAATAATATGTAGCCATAATTAACTATTAATAATCACCAGCAAATGCACATGCATCAAATTGGTCAGCAGCTGATGCATAAAGTGATTGACAGACTGCCATTAACTGACCAGATTTCATTATTATTGGTTGGTCAAATGTGTATATTGAGGTTGCACCAATAGCTGTCGTTGAACGTGTTGCTGTGGCCGTTGCGACCTCACCTAACAACCTATAGTTGGCACCACCAGTATCTGATAAGAATATACGATGAACCATGTTTGATGAAGCAGCTGCTGTTGTTTGTGAGTTACGGAAACGCACACCGTCTACACGAGTACCGTTGGTACCACCAGTAACAACTGGATATAAAGTACCAGAACCGTCTGATGCTGTGTTTGCTGAAAGTATTCTAGCTGCACTAAAGTTACCGTTTATGATAAAAATTGGAGTTGTATTTGCTGGCATGTTTAATTATTGTTTATATTTAAAGTGTTATTTTGTGATTGAGCTTCTAATTGTTCTTGTTCTACTTGTTGCATATAAGCATCAATTTCTTCTTGAGTTTGTTCAGTTATTGTTACGGTCATGATACTATTCACGACTTCTCTAACAATTTTAATTTGTTGTGTAGAACCATCTCCATGACCTGTTTCGTAACTTATATAAATACCGTCATTATAGTCAATAACTGGTTGTGTGTAAATTACTGGAGTATCTGATGATTCTAAAATTGTTCCGTCCAATGTTGTATAATTCATATTTTTATTTTTAAATAAAGTTATAATAGTTAAATAAGTTACCAGCACTTGTAGCAGTACCAGTACTTGCATTTATTGTTACGTTACCAGTACCACCAGTTGGGTTTATTGTTATGTTGGTACCAGCAACTATTTTTGTAACTACGTTACCTAAATAAGTAGTTGCACTGAATGTATTTGCACTTAATCCATTGCTGTAATAAGTAGCACCAGTTACCGTACCTCCTGTAAAATTAGAACTAGTTGTACCTGTGAATGATATTGTGTATGAATTATTAGCACCAGTTACACTAATATTGCTACCACCAGTTAACCCTGTAATACCTTGAACTGTTGTATTGAACCCACTTACGCTAAATGTACCACCTGTACTGTTGGTGAACGTAGTTGTTCCATTAGAGTAAGTACCACCTGTTACAAAAGTGTCTGAAACACCAGTTACTGTAAACGTACCACCTGTATTGTTGGTAAATGTTATAACAGAACCAGATTTTGTACCACCTGTTACCCTAATGTCAGTAGGTAATCCTAAATAAGTAGTTGCACTGAATGTATTTGCACTTAATCCATTGCTGTAATAAGTAGCACCAGTTACCGTACCTCCTGTAAAATTAGAACTAGTTGTACCAGAAACTACAT